GTCAGGGGCGGTAGACCAAAGTCAACTCGTGAGAGTCGAACTTCGCCAATGGTACTTCTCTGTTACGAGAAGCTTTGACCCCACGTTATCTGAAGCATGACCCTTAGGGTCAGGACTTAAGAACGCGGGATTCCTCAGCTTACGCCCAAAGTAAGCGATGTGTTCGTAGCCCTCAACATAGACTTTCGTCATTGGAAGGGCTACGGCACTACGCAGCTTAAGGCGATCAGCTATTCGGTCTGCCCAAACATAATCCTCCTTAATGAAGTATTCATCATACTCCACCAAAGGGCCTATGTCTGGGCATCTCCGACCGAATCGCGAACGGGCTTCGCCCCGGACGATGCTGGCTGCAGCCTCGAACTCATCTCTGAGTCCCAGACGAATACCAGCACGTACGAGACGATTATGAAGACGAACGTAGTCATGAGGTCGAGAGCAGACATCTTTTTGAAAGCAGGGAGTAACCTCCTCGCCGTCAAAATAATGCTTGCCACAAGACTCATAAAAGCGACTGCCTTCACTAAACGACTTGGACGCATTAACAGTAAAGCCTGCCCACGTGAGTGTTTCCACCACGCGTCGGTAATCACTGTTGTGCACCACCAAGTCGTCCCCGTACACTGAGGACACACCAGCGGTGCAAGCCGCCGACAGTAAGGAATAGAAGATCAAACTTTCGAGCTCGAAGGTATAGGCATTGCCCATACTAGAGAACTTTGAAAGATAAAACCTCTTACCCTTATAGTCAGTGAACTTGCACCTAAGGTCGTCTAACAACTCGAACCATTGTGGCGGAACGAGAAGCTTAACGAGATTGGTGCAAAGCGTGTCGCTCGCGGAACTCAAGTCAACGGTTGAGAGACCGAAGGCCTGAGCGAAGCGAGCGAGATCCTGATTGATCGTCTGGTCATCAAGATCTACGCCGAACCGTTTGAGACGATGCCGAATATACCTGCCTACACCCTGTTGAATATAACTATTCAATGTGGGCTCGGCGGCTATTGGTCGATGCGTCTTAACAGTCTTGGGAACCATAACCATACGGTTTGACTTGACGACCTTAAGGCCGTCAAGTGGACCGACGAGCGACGCCAGGTACTCGTCGCGTGCAAGCACGCGACAAGCCCACGGTATCGCATCGAAAGTTATAGTTGGTCTACAGCTTTTCTCGGCATGTGTGCTACCGCGACGTAAGTCGTACGTAGCTCCATTACCGAACCGGCACAACTCAGAGATGAATTCAAGTTGGACGTCGCCAAGTATTTGAGCAACTTTACGCTGAGCATCAGAAATGATGCTAGGCGCCACAGAGAACAAACCTGTGGAACACTCAGTACTTAATCGACGATTAGTTTGAAAACAACTCTTCTCGGATTTCATCCAAGTAGAGAAAGCGGCCCATTCGGGATTTATTCGTTTATCTTTAAAGCCCTTCCACTTACGTAGGAAGGAGATATACGCGTAGTCCTTTTTGAACTGCTCCCCAGAGCTGTACGTAGCAGGGTCTATGTCGAACGTGACGTAGTCATATCCAACTTCGACCCCGATACTCGGCGTGAGGTGCATCCTCAGAGCGTCAATCACTTGACGCTCAACGCACACGATGCGTTGAGGTTTCTCCATGTGTGAAGGCTCCTTGCCTTTACTGGATGTAGACAAGCGTCTCGACAAGCGCAGTCATCTGCGTCTCGCCGAGGAGAGCTGCCGTCATCTTCCGCAAATCCTTGCGGTTCTGGAGAGTCGCACGCTCAGGCATAACGAACTCCGCAAAGGACCGCGGAACGTACGAAACCGTCGGCGCAGGAGCGATACCGGAAACCGTGTTGTTAGACACGGTCTCCAGGATCGGCTCATGCAAAGCGATTTTCGCACGGACCGTTCGGCCCGAGGAGCTCTGTTGTGCCGTAGGGGTCGCGGGCTTTACCAGTTCGACAGAGATCTTCCAATTGCCAATGGCATTGGTCGCGCTCTGATCCTCGAACCAGTAAACGCCCTTCGAATCCCGGCCGACGGGGATGAAGGTATGGTTCACAGGGGTCGCCTGTGCGTCCGCGAGGACGATGTTCGATGCCATTAAGGCACCTCCTATTGGAACACGCTCATGCGTGTGTGGTTAGCCGTATGTCACCATACAGCCGGATCATCTACGAAGCATCTGACCCAAAAGGGAAGCAGCGCTGAGTAGACGAGACGATCCCATATTGACGTCGAAGGATGGTAACGTCGGTACGGGGTAGCTAGCCAGAAGGGAACGTTGGATGGAAACAAATTCCACAAAACCCTTATGAAAAGAGTTTTGAGAAACCATATTTCCACTTAAGTTCTTATCCAAGAGCTGGAAAGCCAAGTTGCCGGTTATCAGAGACGTGGAGTAACCCCCACGAAACTTATTCGCGTAAAGCAGGTAAGTTTCCATATTTCGGAGGTAGCCTCCTACGTTAAGGACCCAATCTGCAACAAACGAAAACGGCATTAACTCATAAGCGATACCAACCGGGTTCAATGTCGACCAACGAGCCAGGTCAAATTGATCGGTGCGGACATCGATCCCGTAAGAGATAGAAGCTTTTATGCTACTATTAATTACGGGGTAATCGATAAAGCCCCAGATCGTATTTATCCTGACTTTACTTGGTCTAATCGGCCCGGATGCACGCGCCTTGAAGCGTGACGTACTATTTAAGACTATGTTAATGTTTTCATTAGCACAGCCAAAAATAGTGTTGACGAGGGGTTTGATCCCGTAGACGTATTCGAGCCACGCATTAGATGCGAGCTTTACTACGCCAAACTTTTTGGTAAAAGTCTTCGTCAAGTCAACCAACCGTTCTGTAGCATTAAACATCTTCTTAGTCTTGTGAGCTTCGGCAAGATCTACGGAAACATCTAAGTTTCCACGGACCCTGTCGTTTAAGCGATCCAAGGCGGTCGATGCGATGCCTGAATAGTCGGCTGCGGGCAGAAGCTCAAATCCCAAACCACCAACGGTGGGGGACAAAATCGGACCACTCTGACCGGTCTTAGACCCGTCAGAGTAAAGCTGCTCTGCTGCATTGTCTCCGTGAACACGGCTACTTTGCAAGAGATAAGCATGGTTCGGCTTCGGCTTGCCCTTCTGTCGCTTCCCGGTGTAACCAGACTGCGTACGGAATATGTACACTTGAGTCGCCGAGACAGGGACATGTGTTGTAACACCACCAGGGGTGGTACTCCACGAGTCCATTACGCCCGGCTGCCTGAATGTAATATTCTGCATAGACAGATCCTTCTGAGTTACGGTTACTGTCGAGCGATCAAAAGATCACCCGGTTTGGCGGGCAAAGGAGATAGAGCTAATGAGATGTAGCACCCGAAAGGTGCCAAGCTCAGCGCTAGCAACTCTACCCTAAATCCAATCATCTCACGATGGTGGATCCCAAACAGACGGCAGTCCTAGTTGACCCAGTAATGGCCATCAACGAGTACCACGCACCTACCGATATTCAAATTCTGAATAACGGCATCTCCCTTCCTGGTCCAGAGGTCGGAGGAATGATAAATCATATCCTTTTCGATTTCTTTGTACCAGATACGGGCGCTAATCACCAGCCGCATAGCAGCGGGGTGGAGACGGAGTGATAAGGTCCGAGCAGCTATCGGTTTTCCGTTAAAAACGAAATCCGTCAAGTTCTCGAGCCAAAACTCCCTATTCACTTCACTGAAGTCCAATACCCAGAGAAGTCGTTCAGCGATTTCTCGCTGCATAACTGCACTGGGGCGTCCAAAAAGGACGACGGACTCGGCGGAATTAGTGGCGAAATACTTCATGATGTTCCTTTAAAGGGTTAACGGAGGAC